TCCCTCTAACTCTACAAGATAGACGTCTTTCCCCATGTTGATTAGCTTTTCTGAGTAGTGTAATGCGTCTTTTACTGCATCATTATCCAGTGCAATGTACACTGTTTTTACTTCTGGTTGTACTAATTGTAGCATTAGACCTTCTGTGATACTCTTTCCAAATAAAGGAACTGCGTTACGCTTAATTGCAATAGCATCAAATACTCCTTCACATAGAATTACAGGCACATTCCAGTTTATATAATTCTCAAATCCTACAATAGACTTCTTATCACACCGAGGTGCATTGTATTTTCGATCAGAATCTTTGTCAATTGTACGAGAAACAAAGTAGTTTATACCTCCATCTTTATTATAAGATGGTATAATTACAGAGTTAAAATACCTACCACTCTCGCAATATCCTATCTTATACTTGATAATATCCTCTTTTGTAACTCCTCTACCTTCTAAATAAGCAATTGCATGCATTGCATTGATTCCTAATCCAGCTTCGTACAAAGGTTTGTATTCAGGAGGTAGTTTTATATCAGGAAGTTTTTCCGTGTTTTCTTGCGATTTGTCGTTCGATTTGAACTTACTGTACTTTGTTATCTCTTTTAGAATATCTCCCGGGAGACGCAGTTTCTTAAAGAGAGACACTATACCTCTACCCTTGGTTACGGGTTGGCATGTCCAACAGTGAAAATACTCTGAGTCAAAATCAAGCTCAAGTTTTGGCTTTCTGTGATTACAAACAGGACAATAGAATGCAAAGTTGTTCCCTGAGGTTCTTTTACCCTTGCCTAATGCTTGTTCAACGAATCCTAAAAGTAATTGTACATTATCCATCCACTAACTATGGGGATAATTTTAATGTGAAACAACTAAAATATTAAGTCTCGTGTAAAATACTTTCCGCTTATATTATCATTATAGGTAACTTCCGGAAAGAGTAAAACTCCATAAGTACATTGGTAGTGCATCTCATAATAGGTAAGTTCTTTTTTAGTGCGACACAACTTTATAATTTCTCTCTTAAACTGATCTTTACCCAACTCCTTAACGTCGTTTAGTAAATCTTTGTTAGATCCCCAATAGTTTTTCCAGTTACTTTCTTTTGTAACTTTTTTCTTTTTTGAAGATCGTTTGTCAGTTTGTTCAAGAAGTTCTTTTTTTGTAAGAGCTTTTGTTGTTGTGCTTGAAAGTTGTTTTCTTCCAATATAAAACTTACCTGATTGTAAGTTTGTGATTTTATAGACGAATCCAAAGTACTCTTCTGGAATAAAGTCTTCTGTTGATAACCATTCACTCATAACTATCTATCGTATCTTATGACGAAATTCACGTCACTATTTTTTGGCATTCTGAAAGGTTGTGCCAATTTTGCAACCATTAATAATTCATTTGTTTCGTTATATAAACCTATCGTTGTAACATAAGGTGCAAAGTCTGAACCTGTTACAAAATCCCTAACCGATCCGCTTGAATTTAAACATGCAGATGGGTTTAAAGTATAATTATACTCATTCTCTGCTATCTGACAAACTACCTCTTGTTGAAAGATTGTTTGTGATGCGTTGAATTTTGCTTTATATGGTGTATATGTTAGCGCCATCTAAAAATTAGTAGTTATCGCAAGCTGCTTTACAAGTAGCTCCTGAAGTATAAATATAAGGTTCGATATCTACAAAAGATGTCGGATTTGAAGTAGGACCGTAAGGTTGATATGACTTAGTTCCATTTGAATACCAAGATCCATTACTTAAAGCTGTAGTAGAACGTAACACAACTTCAACGCCGTCATTAGTACAAGGATTTGAACCTTCACAATTCCATTGGTAAGCATTATTATACTGATACGTTATTCCTCCTGCTTGGCTAGACTGTCTTGCATAAGATAATAAGTTATATGTATTGCCCGCTGTTGCAGTAAATGTATAAGTTGCTGTTGTTGATCCTGCTCCACCTGATGTCGTTGTTTGTGATAGTAAACTACTGTCTACATCAGATCCATTCAACTGTACAAATGCCTCATCAACCATTGCGCAGTATCCATCTTGTGATAGATCTGATAGTTGAGATGTTACTGTTACATTTGTTCCGTTCAATGCAGTTAAGTTAAGAGTTCCACCATTTGTGATGTTAGTTGTAACAGAAACCCCACTTGTGTTAGTGTAGGTTATGTATGCAATATGATCTAATGTCCAACCACCACCTGATGTACAAGCTGCCCAGAATACACCTGCAGTCTCAGTTACTGAGAATGGAACTGGTACTGGTGTTGCTGTAGGGGTTGGTGTAGGTGTAGCTGTTGGCAACGGCGTAGGAGTTGGTGTTGGTGATGGAGCAATTGGTGTTGCTGTTGGTGTTGGAGTTGGCGTAGATGTTGGTCCAGGAGTCGCTGTCGGTGTTGGAGTTGGCGTAGATGTAGGTACTGGTGTTTCAGTTGGCGTAGGAGATGGCGTAGGTGTTGGCGTTATAGTTGGAGTTGGAGTTATTGTAGGTGTTGGAGTAGGTGTTGGAGTAGCTGTAGGTAATGGTAATCCAAATACACTATTATATACATTTACAGAAGCTGTTGCTCCTGCATTCAAGGTTACTGGGAATGTAAAGATTACAATACCTGTATCTCTTGTGTAAGATCCTGAGAAGCTTTGAGTTCCTGGTAGATCAGATACTGAGTAAGATATATAAGTTGCTCCTTGAGTGTATAGATCCCAAAGACTTGATGATGGATTTGATCCAGAATCTGTGTTAGTGAATGCTGTAATAATTAACGAACGAGTAGGAAGTAGTGATTGTGTTACTTCAAACTGACTTTGTGCTGGTGTAAATACATTATCTAAGAATACATATCCAGTTCCGTCTTCCACAATTCTCATTGCGTTATCCACAAATAATCCTGATGAGCTAAACTCTTGTAACTGCCATTTAACTAGAGAGCCAGAGAAGTATGCTATTGGAGTAGGAGTAGGAGTTGGTGTTACTGTAGGAGTAGGAGTAGGAGTTGATGTTACTGTTGGAGTAGGTGTTGGTGATGGTGTAACTGTTGGAGTTGGTGTTGGAGTTATAGTTGGGGTTGGTAATATGTCTAAATAATAGGGATTTGTTAAGACTGCTAATCCTTGATTATAAAAAAGATTTCCTACTGAACCTGTATTACTTCCTAATGTTACATACTTTATTACCTGAGCTAGAAAGGTAGTATCTGTTAAAACACTTCCTGTGTAATCTGCTAATTTATAAGTGCCTGATACTGCGTTTAGGTAGGGAACGATATCTAGTAAGTTTCCGTTTCCATCATCTACTATGTAGTAGCTATTATTTGAAGCTTCTAATGCAAACGTGCCTCTTTTGATTTTTTCCCCATAATACCTTTGTGGTATTGATAAAGTTCTAAATTCAGTATTAGATGCTGTATTAAAATTTGTAAAGGTATAATCTATTGTACCTGATGCTGGTTGAGCTTCTTCAATTCTGTAGAGCTTAGCATCTAAGCTGCTTGAGTTTTGTTGATAGTCAAGAAGCTCTGCTTGAGTCATCTGCGAGATCGGCTTGATTACAGATGGGTTATAAGACTGTTGACTATAGTATAAGTTTGCTACAGACTTGTATACTGCAGCAGAAATATCTGTACCTCCCTCACTTATAGAAATATTCTTTCCATACTGAGATGTAAAGCCTGATGCAGACATATCTGTACTGCTCACCACCATCAGTTTGTTAGACGTGTATGGTGATGAGTTTACATTAGAAGTATTCAGGCTCTTATTCGCAGAACTCATTTTATACTATTTACTACCAGTTTAATTTAACTTGGATGAGTGCTTCTTTTGTGAAGTCTTTTACAAGCGGTTTTGATAATTTAGCTACAGCTAATAACTCTTGATTGTCATTATATAAACCTACTGTTGTCATATAAGTTTGTGGAGAGTTAATCATTGTTGAGAATAATAATGCTCCTGATCCTGATATGATACTTGGGTTTGTTGTATAGTTAAATTGATTATTTGGAACTCTTACAAATGCATAATCAGATGAGATTGTCTCATAACTGTTTAATGTAAACGATGATCCTGAGAATGCTAAGACGGATGCTAACTTTCCTGCATTGTACTCTGCTGTGTTTCCCCAATCTCCTGCAAGTGCTTTTGTTGGAACTAATCCAATACCTCCCTGTGCAGATGGCGCTGCCAATGCTCTTGGATTTAAAATAATTAAACCTACATCAGGTAAGAACATTCCATATGATCCAGTTGCACCAGATTTATCTGCTGCTGTAGCTCTACTACCATTACTTCCTGTAACAAGGTTGAATACTCTACCTGCATCTGTATAGGTTACTGTTGTAGCATCGTTACTATCATTTGTTAAGTTAACAATAGTTCCTCCATTATTCAATCTTAAATTAAATGTTCCAGGGAATAAACTTTCCTTATAGCACTGTCTATTAATGTTGATTGCATAGATATCTACTGATGCAGTATTCCCTGATCCAAAATTGAAAGAGGAGTTCTCATCTGCATAAACCAAATTTCTAAATTGACTGTAGATAGTTCTTGTTGCTGACTGTGATGGTACTAAACCGTTATATAATAATGCAGCTGAACCTGAAATGTGTCCATAAGCTATTGAATACTGTGTAGTAGTTGTGCCTGAAGCATACATATCTACGTAAACTGGAGCCGTCAAACTCGAAGGAGTTGGGCTGGTTAATGTAGGATTACCTGTTGTCCATGCTGGGGCTGTTACACCGTCGTTTGATACTACAAAATCTGTTGGTGCTAATTTTACGAATGACATAGCTTAATTATTATACGTTTGTTTTAGTAATTGTAACAGGTACACTTATTCTAGCTCCAGAGTCTCTACCAACAATCGTTAGAGTTGTTTTTAGTGTTGTATTGCTTCCAAACAAAGTGTTAACTGTAGTAGCTGATAAGTTAATAGTTGTACCAATTACTGTTTGTGATACTACTGTTCCAACTGTTGTAGTTGAGTTTAAATTATTTACTGCAGGAGTATTAATACCCACACCTTTAAATGAACTCATTGTTCTAACATCGCCAATTGTTGCAATGTAGCCTGATTGTTCGAATGTAGAAGAAGCTCCTAAGTAGTTTAAAGTTTGTGGAGTAATTGCTAAAGAAGCTCCCTGCTTTAATTTAATCTCAGTATATCCAACATTTAATACTGGAATCTTAGCTGTTCCTCTTGGTAGAGTAATCAGCTTATATTTCATGATTTGAGTATCATCTGGAAATGCTTCTAATACAGGCATTTTCTCAATAGCCTCTCCGTAGAATGCTGATCCTGATGGATGGTTTGGGTTATACAAAGTGTAATCAACCTCGTCATCTGCCAAAGCAAATTGAGTGATTCTAAAAGAGCCATCGTTTCTTGCAAGTAACTCTCTTCCTTTTTTTGTTAAAATAGCATCCACTACGACACTAGTTCCATTTAAATATCCCATTTTATTTTAATTTTTATCTATTATAAATAGTACTTGTTTCTATTATTTTATATATACGTTAATAATTAACATGCTGTAGATCCTCCACCGTATGTACCTCCTGAGAAGAAGTAGCTGTTAGTTCCATCTGAGTAGTAACCATCTGGTGCTAGAGCTGTTAAGCTGCTGTTGAGGTATAGTGACATTCCGTTAGAGAAGAATGGTTGAGCTGAGTAGTACATACGTCGTTGATATCCATTGTATGCTGAGCAAGCTTCTGCAGATGTCGAGTTGAAGTATGTGCTGGAGTTGTTCAATAGCATATTATAAGTAGGTACTGCAGTAGGTGTTGGAGTTGGAGTAGGTGTAGCTGTTGCTGCAGGAGGTGTTGCTGTAGGAGTTGGAGTAGGAGTAAATGTTGGAGCACCTGTAGGAGTTGGAGTTGGAGTAGCTGTAGGTGTGTCAGTTGGAGCTGGTGTTGCTGTAGGTAAAGGAGTTGGTGTTGGAGTTATAGTAGGAGTTGGAGTTGGAGTAGCTGTAGGGAATGACAAGCTACCTGCGCTAGCTGCTTTACTTATTCCCATTGAGATTAGTTTTTGTTGAATCTCTTTAGTTATAGTGTCTATATTCTTAGCTATATTTGGAGAAACATTTTCTGGAATAATTAAACCGTATGAGGTTTCACCATCTCTCTTAGCAAAATCTAAAATAATGTTTGATTCATCTTGTCTTTTTGCTAAGAATGAAGCTGTATCTGGTACCGTTGTTAGGAAAGTCTCATCTATCTCTGGGGATACCTGAATTGCTAGGGATCCATCTCCACGAGTTGTTGTGGATAAAATACTATACTCTTGATAGAAGTAGTCTTTCTTTACTGTAATAATATCACCTAAATTTAGATTAAAGCTATAATCAACATCTCCGTATTTAGAATATAAGCTGCTAGATTGTATTAAAACTCCGTTAGAAGCAGTTACAAACTGAGGTAAGAATTGATATCCATACATGTCAGACAGGTTCTTATTTAGTACAAATGTATTTGGAGATATTGAGTAGGATATAAATGAACCTGTCAAGGAAGATGCATATGGATTTAATCCTCCTACTGCATCCGATATAATAACACCCAGTGTACCTGCAGATGCTAGAGAAGCTGTGTAGTTTGCACTACCTGTAACTTCATATACCCTAAATTCTACCTTATCCCCAGCTGCAAGTGTTTGATTACCTGTTGATAAACTGAAGTTTAGAGTATCTATTGCACCCCCTGCATCTACTTGGGATGTAAATGGACCTCCACCTGTTGAGGCGCCTCCAGCTTCAAAAATCACTGCATTGTTTATGTATCTGTACCAGTAATTCCCTGGATTATTGATACCTGGTGTTGTTTGACCTATAGTACATCCTGGTATGTTGGTTGTTATTGAACCTGAGGTCCAAGATGGAATTGATGCTGTTGAATATGCATAAATTATGTGCGAATCTCTTCCTAGAGAAGCAGTTTCGTTAGTTGACACAAGCACATTGCTACCTGTTATAAGATATAAATAACTTCCTGATGATATGGTTGCAGCAATACTGGTTCCTGTAGAATTTTTTATTGTTAAAGTCTCAGCTAATGGACCGTAAATATACGCTTGTAAGTCATTATTAGGTCTTGAACTAGAGAAATAATATCTTGCTGTTGAGCTTTTTAAAGATGGACCTTCGTAGATAGTAGTCTCAGTTTGCGTTGCTAATGTCGTTGTATCATTTTTTACAATATCATACTTATAGGTTATAACAGATCCTGAGAAGGTTGCTATCGTGTTAATAGCTAACGAGGAAGTAAACTTATAGCTTCCGTTAGTAGGAGCTGTATAGTATGGATAAGTTCCAAGCCCTGCTGTAGAGCCTGTATTAAAGTACCCTTTATTATTAGAAGTTATTTTATCAAATATATTATAGACGACACCTGAAGAGTTGCTTGGGAAAAGTAGATACTTGGCAGAGAATCCAACTCCCTTTATGTAAGCATTTGGACTTAGTGTATTTTCCGCTGAGAATACCTTATCAATTGCAGCAGTTTCTGTTACTGAGAAGAATAGCTTGTTGTCAGTATTCCTTACGTAGTAAACTAAAGGATGATATGAATAGCCACTATTAAAGATAGGTTTTGCACCATCTGTAAAACTTTGATTAGAGTATTGTTGGTTATCAAATAATTTTACAGTTGCGTTTTGACCTAATTTAAAGATATTCTGTAAGTCCTCCCAATTATTATTATTTCTGTTTAATTCTGTGAAAGATCCACTTTCATCCACCAAGTAAATTAAAGCTGTGTTATTTCTATTTACAAAGAAAGAGCTACTAGCTATCTGTGTAAATATGCCTATTCTGTTTGAATATGAAGAGATTGCCGCTAGTTTGCCATAAGCTCTATTAATGCTGCTTATACCTTCATCTTTAATGCTGTAAGTGTTGTAAAGTGAACTACTAACCTTAGACCCTAAATAACGTAATGAGTTGTGTCTAAAGCTAGTATAATCGGAATCTTGAATTTGTGCAAATGGCCAATAAGGAGAGGTTCCACTTACGTTAGCACTTTTAGTTACATAGTAATTTTGAATTAAATCTAAATTTACAGGAACATTTGCATTATAAGCGTAATCTAAATCAAACATAGCACTAGATCTTCTACTCTCACTTACGTTATTAAATAAATAATTTAATGAGTATGTATAAGCATTGTTTACTAATTGAAAAGATTCTGTGTGATTTGGTGTTGCGTAACTGTGGGATAGCTGTGGATTGCTCCAAAAACTACTATACTCTGTTTGAGGGAATTTTGAAGGTACAGTTATAGTTGATCCACCAAATCTACCTGTAAACATTGCGGCATTATCATTAACTACTTGAGTTATTGATCCAGTCAATCCTTGAATTACCTCTGTAAAACTTGTAGAAATATAATTACCAAGTCCAGTTGAGCCTGTAGCACTTGCAATTTTGATTGATCCTGAGTGATTAACAAAACTTAAAACAGGTTCAAATCTCTGAGTTTTATTTCTTTCTAGAATGTGAGATTTGATAACAACTCCTGTTGATATTGTTGCTTTTGCAGGAACAAAGTCTTTAATTAACTTAAATAATGAATTGTCATAGAATTTAAGAGCTCTTGTAAGATCCCATACATTATAACCTTCCATATACTTTGAGAAGTATGTAGCTTTTAAATTATCTAATGCTGAGTAATTACCTGTGTAGGTGTCTCTTGGATCTCCAATATAATCATCAATGTTAAACAAACCTAACTGCGCAGCAATATCATCATCTATCTGATCTGCTGGAGAGAACGCTACCTCTAAATTGTTGGAGTTAGGTGATACTGTTTCATCAACTTTCTCAATTGAAATATATGGACTTAGAACATTACCTGCAATTTGAGTTTGAGTCGGAGTAAATACTTTGTAATTTACTTTCTGACTTGGACCTGTTCTTGGAGTTGTTACTAATTCATAACTATCAAACGAAGTATAATTTGTATTGAAGAATGATGATGTGTAAACCCCTACGTTTATATACGTAATAGCTGCTGGTGCAGGAAATGATACAAAAGATGGAATTGATTGAACGTATCCAACTGTAGGTAAAGTATATGATCCTGTAATAGAAGGATGTATTGAAGCTAAAGCAGTTCCATAGTCTGCCTTATTAGTTAATGAATAGTTAGCAGAAAATGCTCCTGAAACTGCATAACCTACTCCCTCTGAGGTATCTTTGCTAAATTTAATTCTAAATGCTAAATCAAATAAAGAAGAAGTTTCTGTATTACCTCTGATTGAATCCGCATACGTTGCATGATGCTGCTTAGCACTATCATTTAAAGCACCTCTCCAATATCTAAATTCCTCATAAACACCGTTGTAGCTTGCAGATGCCGGTATTCCTCCTGCCAGAGTACCTCCTAAATGTCCTGCAAATAAACCTCCAAAAGATCGTGTAACTGCATAGTCTCTATAAGTAAAGGTTCCTGCAAATCCACTTGCAGTTGAGCTTCCTGTATAATATTCATATGCATAAGATCCACATGGAATAATTGCACCTGATGCATATAACACAGTAGTGCTCGCTGTTACATATCTACCAGCAAAACTTGCTGTGTATAAACTTGCTGTTACAATTCCAATAGGGCTGCCTGATGGTATAACTTGATATGTGGTTATTACATCAAAAGCAGATCCCGTCATCACCGTACCTAATGAACTTGAATCATTTGCATTCCAGTTTCTATTATAGGAGAAATCTACTGCACCTATAACATCAATACTTGCCGAACCTTTAAATCCTCTTGTTGCAATTCCTTCTGCATTATATAAAGAAGCTTCTGCATATAACCAGTATCTATTATTCATATCTACCACAGGGACTGTTGAACTTGTCTCTCTGTATGCGTAAATGTTCCAAGATAGTTTTGGATCGTAGAATGGTAAATAAAGGTATGAAGATGTCTTGAATCCGTTATCTCCATTTAACCATAATCTTAAATAACCGTAATCCTCATACTCACTTCCTGATACTGCACTACCTGTTATACCTTGAGATGCTAATGGACTGTAGTTAGAAGCTGTTGTTGAGATATACTCTAATTGAATACCCCATTGAGTTGTTGATCCAGTATTGACATGGAATATAGTTGTTGATGAAGAGTAGAATGAATCTCCAAAAGATCTACCTTCGTAAGACTCAGTTGGATGTCCAAATGCAGAGTTGAATCTAATTTGTACTGTGTCTGGTACTCTAAATTCCTGATTTGCTAAATAACTGTATCCTAGAGGTCCCCATGGCATGATGGCTGCTGGTAGAGATGCTGAGACTGCACTATTGTCTATTAATGTAACTCTAGAAGATGTTCCACTATTTGAGATTACTATTGACCCTGATGTAGCTTTAACTCTTGAGAATAAACCTTCCTTATGTGTGTGAACTGTGTTTGATCCAAATGAAGTTTCTGTACCTACTCCACCAAATTCATTAATTCTAAGCAATGTATCTGGAATACCATAGCAAGCAATTAATGCTTTTAATCCTCTCTCCGTACCTTTTGTTTTTAGCAAATACGGCAAGTTGTGGTAAATTCTCTTGTAGACTTCTGTTTGAATATCTTCTGTAGAACTTCCCGAAGTTGCAGCATATAAATTAACTACATTTGTTATTACTTCAGATCCTGTAGGAAATGCCTGAGAGGTAATATCACCTAGTGGATCAATCCCTAAAAGAGATGAATAGATGTTATCTGAGATATTAGAGTTTGTATACAACTGTATACCTAATGCCTTTAATGCGTCTCCTACTAAGTCTTTTGATATACCTTTGTTATTATCACTATTGGCATTAAATCTATTTGTAACATCCTTATAGTATACATATAGATTATCAAAATGCTGCCCTAGCATACTAACAAATAGAAATGCAGGATTATTCTCTGCATCCTCTCTAATGTACTCAGGTAAGGCGTTTACTAAATAATCTGGATTACCATTATCATACACTGATGCTGAGTATAACATACTTACTACTGACCCTGTTGGAGTAGTTGCAGCACTTCCTAACCAGCTAATTGCTTGAGAAGATGTTACTGAGTATGGTATATTATAAATAATTGCTGTTCCGTTTACGTCTGTACGTTTAGGCCAAGTCGCTGATCCTGTTGAATAGTATAGATAGTATTCATATTCATCAAACTTCTCGAGTATGTTAGCAATCGTAGTTTGATATGTAACAGCTGAACTGCTTGCTACAGTACCCGAAATGGATTGAGCTCTTAATAAGTTTGCTTGATTTTCTTCAAGTAATGATAACTTATAAACAAAGTTATTTATACGTTCTGTAGCAGATGAGAAGTGAACAAAATTACTAAAGTTAGAGTAATCAACGTTAATATCAATACTCTGCTCTTGTAGCAAGCTTTTAATCTTATTAAAAGAGGATGTTGCTGCGATACCATCTGAACCAACACCAAATAACTTGTTGTAATTATATAGGTTTGTTGATTGACCTGCAGTCTTACTGATTGCTATATCAAAATTAGGACCTCTTAGAGAAAAAGTACTTGTAGGAGTTTCTTCTGGAACTGTTATCTCAATATTATATGAGATAGGTTCTGCTAATTTATTTACTAACCAGAATGTATCCTTAACATCCAAATCATCTGGTAGTGGTTCATACAACTTAATTAATAAACTTGCTTCATCTGCTGGTTGAGCAAATAGCATGTTAACTCCAATAAGAGTTCTATTGCTTCCAAAGTTTAATAGAAAGTCTGGATAATATGCTAATGAGTTTACTTTTTGTTGGTACTTTGTGAACTCATCTCTTAGTTGTTGGTTTGATAAATCGTTTCTAACAACTCGAATTTCTGTTCTATTATCAGATACCTCAGCTATCCAAAAATTATTGTAGAGATCACTTGCAAATAGTTTTGTGAAGAAGTTATAAGTAACAGTTACACTTCCTCTATCAATACCATATTCTGCAACATCAGCTTCAGGATCTAACTGTAATGTATTAGTCGCATTAGCTACGGGATCCGTAGTAACTGGAGTGTAGTTACGGGATTCGTAATCTTCTACGATAAGCTCACCAGCTTCATCTTGAACAAAGAACTCAATATAGTCATCAGAAAATAAAGTAAATTTTGTATTTATTACTTTCTGTTGAATTAAATTTAAATCCTTATCCGAATACTCTTGATATTCTGGTAAACTTCCTAAACTTTGTACTTCCTTTATCTCCTCCATTTTATGTTAATCTCGCTATATCTGTTAAGCTCTTATTTGCTTCAAGTAATTGCTGTCTTAGTGAGTTGATCTCATCCAGTAATGCCTTTTCGTTGTTGGTTAAAACGGAAGCTCCTATATACTCCTGACTTCTTCTTACTAAATATTCGTGTGTATTTAACTCTCCGTCTATTGGTATTTGATAGAATAAAGATTCATACATTCTAAAAAATTGATCGACTGTAAAATTATCTTCAGTAGGTGCAACAGGTGTTAATAGCTGAGTGAACTGTGTATCCACAACCTTTCTGTAGGTAGCTGCTCCATAAATTTCTTTTTCTAAAGTAACTTCTTGTTTCATCTTATCGTACTACTTTGAAAATAATATCCTGATCCTTTATAACTGTTTCACCTGTGGCTAATCGAGTTTTTATTAAAATCTTGTAAGATCTTTCCGGTTCTAAACCCGCCATGTGACAAGTAAAGAAGTTTCCATCCTCATCAGTACTTAATTTAGTAGCTACTGGATCAAAATCAATGACCATCTCCTTCGTCTTATAATCTTGAATAGCCCAATAAGAACTTGTTGGCAAGTACTGCCAGTTTAAGTAGACAGAAGATGTTGTAAACTGTCTTACAGGATACTGCTCTCTTGTTTTAAATCTAAACTTATGAATTTCACTATTTTCATAGGTTCCTACATTGTTGGTAGGGATTAAAATAAAGTTAGAATTGCTTGCTGTTACGTAGTTGGTGGATCCCGTATTGAAAGTTGAATCATCCCACTTTAACTCAAGACAAGGAGGGTAAATGGTATGAGTTTCTCTTGAATAGAACTTTAACCCTGTAAAACTTGAAGCGCTTACTTCAATAGAACCTGTTAACTTAACAATAATACCGTAGTTAGGTACTACTCCATAACTACCTGT